TTTATTTTAAGATCTTTACCTTGATTTGTTCTAACTAGTTCAGTTATAATTATATCTTTTTCTTCTATTTTAGAATTTAAATGTGTATTTGTTATCATTAATCCTACATTTTCACATTGCATTTTATGGATATGATATATATATTGCTTATCTACCATATCACGCCAAAAAAAAGATTTACGACACATAGGACAACTATCTAAAGTTTTTATACATTTAAAACATAATTTACATGTACAACAACCAGAAGTAATTAATTCATACTCTTTAAATGTTTCATAACATATTGAACAATCCATATTATATATAATAACTAAAGATAAAAATGTAAAATAAACATTTTTAATTCTAGTAATAATTTAAGATGGTAAAAATCTTATCAGTTACATTGTTCTACGTAAAAAAAATATTTTTTTTACGTAGAAGTATATATAGATCATACATTTTTACCATCATAGATGATTACAATAATTAAATATATTAAATATATATTTAATTACGCTTTTATTAATATCTTCTTTGTCTTCTGCCACTTCCTTCCGTTTCTACATATCTTTCAGCAAGAGATGGAGAACATATACCAGCATTTATTTGTTCTGGGGAACATTTAAATCCACCACGTCTTCTACCTTTACCAGTAAATAATTTAGATAATTGTTTAAATGCATCATATACCCAATCATATTGATGTACTGCATTATAAGCTTGAGATGGTAAATAACCACCAAATCTAGCATCTCCTACTGTATTTCCTCTACCTACACGACCACCAAATCTAGCATCTCCTACTGTATTACCAGAACCTCTAGATGCTACACCAAATGATTTTATAACATTATTATCAAGATTTGACATAATTCTTTCTGGTAATTTAATTTGCATGTCTTGTAATGGTACTTCTATTAATTTATTTTTTTTATATACTCTTTTAGTTATTCTTGGTTCAGCACCTCTATCATTTGCCAAATACATTTTTTGTCTCCAAATATCTTTATCAAAAAGTATGTTATCTTCACCATCTACATTTTTTATTATTTCAAAAAAATCACTATAATTAAGGTGTTTAAATGAATTTGAATTAGGATTTATACCTCTTAAATAATCAATTGGAGCTTTACCACCATTCATTTGTTTATGCTTTTTAATATAATCTTTTGATATTACATGGTGAAGTTTTTGACGATCTCTACTATCGATTTCTAATGCTTTGTTATTAGCATGATTAAGACTTTGAAGGCGTTCTAAATTATTCATATATATATTATATAACTATAAAAATTGTATATTTGGAATTTTATTTAATAATTTTGTTGGTATATGTACTACACTACTTGTTTCAAATCTACCTACATCAAATCTCATTTTAATTAAATAGTCTTTTTCTATTCTAAATGTATTAAATAGATCCTTATCATATTTTAAGTAATAAATTCCATCATTGTATAACCATACAAAATAATAATTTATGTTAGGATCTTTGCACCATTTTACTTTATTTTCACCAATTAATGCGGTTTCATATTTATCATGTTTAATTCTTCTTGATTTTAATTCTACATATATTGTTTTAGGATCATTAAAGAAATCAAAAGTGGCATATTTATTTGTATCTTTTGTTAATGTTGTATTTAAAAATGATGATATAATTGGTATTGCTTTAGTTTCGTTTAATTCGCCAAGTTTTATATCTTCTGTTTTACTATTCATATATATATTTATATTAGAAAAAAAATTAAAAATATTAAAACTAAACATTTTTAATTACATTGTTAAAGTATATTCATAATTTATATTTCCAGATTTAAAACCACATTTTAAAATATTAAAATCTACACCACCAGTAATCAATGAATTACTTGATGTAATTGCTAATAAAGTTACTGGGACGCTATCATAACCAACTGCTGTTGAACCAGCTGTTATTACATTTTGCATTTGGATATGCGGTATATCTGTATGTATATCGTAAGGATCTCTTAAAAATGTTGTTTGAGTTGGTGGCACTGATGTTCCATTACCAGTTGTAGTTCTTGGAACATCAAGAGCATATAATAAATATGTATAACCAGCAAATAATGTCGTTGTAGTTGATAACATATTATAGCCCCATCTAGTATTATAAAAAGGGACACCAGTTGCAGAATATGAATATATATTTAATGATAATACATTAATAGCAGTTGGTGATGCTATATTTTGAATATTTATATTTGGTTTTATTATAAAATACAATGCTTCTAATGTATTTTTTGGAATAGATGGTAATGGTGGTGGTGTTGATGTTAATGTAAGCATATTCCAACTTATTGATGATGTTGATGTAGCATTTTTTGCAAAATTCCAAGGATTTCCACTAGTACCAGTTGGTATTGCTGTTGTATTATCCCAAACCCAATTATTTTTTTGTGGAGTTGTAAGACTATTCCATACTACACTACTTTGAGTTGGTGACTCAACTGAAACAATTTGTAATTTATTATTTAATCCAGCATTATTAAAACCAGTTGGACCAGTTGGACCAGTTGGTCCAGTTGATCCAGTTTGACCAGAAGCAATTATAGCAAAAATAATTTCATGATTATTATTAAAGTTTGTTGATCCTCCAGATCCAATTAATGTTACTGGATATTGAACAAATCCAGAACCAGTGTTTGGTATTGGTGTTCCACTTACTAACCATTTTTGAAAATTTTGTGATACATTAGCATCTTGAATAATTAATGTATTATTTTGTTGTATTAAATTTAAAAATATATCAATATCTACACCATTTTGCGTTATATGATTTACTCTAATATATGTTGATAAAATTTGTTGTGTAAAATTTGAATATGTTATATGTCCAGATGTTGGATTTACACCATTATCAGCTTGATATGAATAATATGATGAAGATTGCCCATTTGCACCATTTGGACCAGTTGGACCAGTAGCACCTACAACTTGGCCAACATTAACAAATGAAGTATCTGAATATGTAAAATATAATTCACCACTAATAATTTGAGAAAGTAAAATACCATTACCAGCAACACCAGTAAAACCAGTAGAACCAGTAGAACCAGTAGAACCAGTTTGACCAGCAGAACCAGTTTGACCAGCAGAACCAGTAGGACCAGTAGCACCAGTAGCACCAGTAGCACCAGTAGCACCAGTAGTACCAGTAGCACCAGTAGCACCAGTAGCACCAGTAGCACCAGTAGCACCAGTAGCACCAGTAGAACCAGTAAAACCAGTAGAACCAGTAGAACCAGTAGAACCAGTAGAACCAGTAGAACCAGTAGAACCAGTTGAACCAGTAGCACCAGTTGAACCAGTAGAACCAGTTGAACCAGTTGAACCAGTTGAACCAGTTGAACCAGTAGAACCAGTTGAACCAGTAGAACCAGTAGAACCAGTAGAACCAGTTGGACCAGATGATGATGATATGCCAACAACTGAAACTGTTATACCGTTAAATATGGATGAATCTATTAAATCTGTCATATATATATATAATAGATATAATTATTTTGTAAATATATTAATATGCAAAAATAACTACTGTTATTCCAAATTTATCTGGATGAATTGGTGGTGCTGAAAGTGTTATTATAATAGCACCACCAGCAAATGGTCTATTTACATATTTAAATAAAGCAAGATCAGAAGTATAGCCCGCAGTTGCTTGCCCTAAAAATCTTGAATATGGAGTTATCAATGAATTAGGAATAATAGCAGTATAATTACCATCAAGATCTAGATTATATGTTAAACCAATATATTGAGTAGAACTTACAATATCACTACTACTTGGACCAGTAGCACCAGTAAAACCAGTAGAACCAGTATTACCAGTTGGACCAGTTGGACCAGTAGCACCAGTTATACTTACACCATTTGAACCAGTTGGACCAGTAGCACCAGTAAAACCAGTAGCACCAGTAGAACCAGTAGCACCAGTTGGAGCAGATGAAACACCAACAACTGAAACCGTTATTCCATTAAATACTGAAGAATCTATTAGATCGGTCATTATATATATATAATAGTAAAATATAAATTTAATTTTGATGTAATAATTTTGCAGTATGTTCAGATATTAAATATGATGGATAATTCTTACCAATTGATACCCATCTTCCTAATTTTTTAATTTCACTTAAATCTTCTTTAGATAAACCAAAATGTGTACCTAATAAGTATTTTAATGCGTGTGATGAAGTTGATTGAGGATATACAATAATGTTCGTTGCTTCTCCTAGGAGTAGTCTAGTACGTTTATAATTAGTGGTAAAATGCGTGAGGCATAAAATAGTTGTATTTGTGTGTCTTCCTTGAATTGCTAAATCATCTATTAATTGTTGAACAACTTTACCCATTTTATCTGGGAAACTATCATAATCATCAAATATTACCATGCTATTTTCAAATTCTTTAATATCTGGGTAATCATCCATTAAAGATTGGACATTTATTCTTTTAGGTTTGCCAACTTTCATGGTATCTAATGTTGAATCTTCATTTAATTTAGATATTAAATATATTTCTCTATTTGGAAACATTTTCTTATAATGTTCTGCTAAATTTCGTGCTTGATATGATTTACCACTACCAGATTGTCCAGTTATATACCATACTTGGCGGACTTTTACATCTGGGGTTGGAATTAAATGAAAAGATGAATCAGTTGGCAATTCAATAGAAGTATCTTTTTTATCATCATCTTGTATTCTTGAATATAATGATTTAACATTTTCATTTTCCATTAGCATTTCTGGTGGGATTCCTTTTGACATTGCTTCTTGTAATTTCTGTACTAACATAGTTCTTTGATTTGTTGTCAATCCTAAATTCTTTAAGTCCTTTGAATATTGATTTGCATTTATTTCTTTTTTAGGAACTTTTTTAGAAATATCATCATTTTGGTTTAAATATAATAGTTCTTTGTCGTAATCTCCGCCTTTTACGATGGCAATTGGTACACCAGATTTGGTTTTTTCGAAACTTAATGAGGGCATTTATATATATATATAATCTATATTTTTAATTTTATGAAAAAATAAAAGTAAAAATATCATTATTTGTTTATTTCTTCGTCATCACTTTTTGGTAAAGGCGGTAAAGATGTTTTATTTTTAATTTCTGGTGTAGTACTTTCTATATCTAATGATGCTAGAACTATTTCTTTAGACCCACAACAACGGCTGCGAATTTTCCGATGGTTGATTATGGTATAAATTGAACCTAAAACTGAAATGACTATTGCAACTACTGATAATATACTATTTGAATCCATATATTATTTATTAGAAAAAATTTATTAATTAATATTATATGAATATTGAAGAAATTAAAGAATATCCATTAGGTGATAGTGATCTAAAAAATATACTAGGCCAAAATATCAAGATTATATCATATCCAGATCTAGCAAATTATAATAATATAGATGATATATTTGATAATGAAGGGCGATGTATTATATTATTTTTAACTGAAAATGAATACACTGGACATTGGTTATGTATGCATAAAGATAATGAAGGTATTATTCATTATTTTGATCCATATGGAAGAGGTGTAGATAAAGATAAAAATTGGTTATCTAGATCTAAATTACAAGAATTACATCAAGATAAACCATTATTAATGAATTTATTACGTGGTAGTGGTAAAAGGGTTTATTTTAATACATATGATTTCCAATTAGATAAAGAAGGAATTAACACGTGTGGCCGTCATTGTGCTGTAAGACTTTTGTATAAAGATTTAGATTTAGATGATTATAGAAAAATGATCCAAGAAAGTAATTTAAGTCCAGACGCTTTTGTTTCTAAAATTACTTTTGATATAATAAAAAAATAACATATATTATATATAGAATGTATAGAGGAACTGTTCAAAATCTCGGTGAATCAGACTCCAGCGGTAATTATGATTTAGTCTACTATAATGCAGATATCATAAATTCAAATCCAACTAATACTAACCTTACAAGTAATCCAGTAGTATCATTTCAAGAATCACGTAATATTCCAATTATTAAAAATTCAAGAGAATATGAATTTTCAATTGTAAGATTTCAAGTAGATGGTTGTGGAAAAAATTTACCTTTATTTATACCTAATATTTTAATTGGTGTAGAAAATAAATACTTATGGAATGATTTTGTTAAATCACCATTAGATGGTAAATATTATATATTAATACTAGCAACTAATGGATCTACTGATCCATCTTTAGATCCTACACATTGGAAATTATTTGATTTTCTTCAATCACAACCAAGTAATAATAATCCTTTTGTATATAAAAATAGTCAAGTATTAAAATATCAAGGAACATGGCTATCTGGCACTTTATATCAATATGTACCAGTACCAAATAATAAGAATTATTATTTCGCACCATCAAATATAACTGCGTATTCTATAGGGTTATCAATAAATTATTCAGATGGATCTAAATATTATTCAAGTAAGACAATAATATATGAGCCAGAAAATACAACTGCTGAATTTCCACCAGCACCAGTAACAACTCAAGTCGTATCTAATGAATATTATTATATATATACCTATGAACATTGGGTAAGATTAATAAATATTACATTATATCAATGTTTTAATCAATTAAAAACTAATTTATTAACTGTTGGTAAAACATTAACTGGATATGCTCCATATATGACATATGAAGCATCATCTGGTTTATTTAATATGTATTATGATACTACTTTATTTGGTATTAATTATCAATCTAGTGGTTATCCACCTATTAATAGCCCAGCAATGAATTTATACTGTAATGATAATTTTTATGGTTTATTTTCATCATTTAATAGTATTAGTGTTGCATTACCAGTTACATATTCTTTTCAAAATAATACTGAAGAACCAAATATATTTATTGTAGAAAATAAATTAAATTCTAATATTTGGAAGCCTAATGCATTTACTGGATTTCCAACACTTGCCAATTCTTATTATAAAATGGCTCAAAATTATGTAAGCACAAATTCTTTATGGAGTCCAATATCATCTATTGTTTTTACAACTGGCCAATTACCAATATTAAATGAAACTTCATCATCACCAGTTAAATTTGGATCAGCAAATAATAATACATCTACTATAGCAAATAACTTTTCACCAGTTATAGCAGATGTAGCATTAAATTTAAAAAGAGCTGAAGATTATTCTAATTTAATCTTTTATGAACCTTCTGGTGAATATAGAATGGCTTCTATGTTAGGGGGATCAAATGGTGAAATAGTTAATATAGATATTCAAGTTTTCTGGAAAAATAGATTAGATAATAAATTATATCCTTTAAGAATGTTTAATTATAGCAACGTTTCTATGAAAATGTTATTTAGAAAGAAGAAAAAAAATCATTAGTATTTAAATATTTATTTTAATATTTAATTATCAAAAAAATATTATAAGAATAGTATATATATAACAATGTCTTCTATTGAAAAAATCGCAGTCTACGACGAAAGAATTATACAACAAAGTCCCGTGCAATATGCTTGTGAACAAGGGTCATTAAGTGTAACTAACACCAATTTCAATGCACTCGCACAATCTACTTCTCAACACACTTATCAAATTCAAGTTCCTAGTGAAAATGTATTTGTAGATAAAGCTTTAGATTGGCAATCCACTGTAAGTCTTGCATTAGATGTAACTGTTGCGGGTGCTCCAGTTGTAGATAGTCAAGTAGTAGTAATTGGCAGAGATATTGCTTTAAGTGCCTTTCCTTTACATACTTTAGTATCCACATTAAGTGCTACTATAAACGACACCACTGTAACAATGAACACTTCTGATGTTTTACGTGAAGTTCTTCGTCTTGCTGATTCTGCCCCTAATCGTCAATTACGCACATGCCCTACTTATTTAGATACCTATAGATCTTATAATGATGCTGCTGGACAACAATCCAATCCCCTTGCTGGATATGGAAATAGTTCCAATTCTACTGAAGTTCCTAATGGTGCATATTACAATATCCAATTTTGTGATAATACTGGAACAGCTTTAGGTCTTGGAACTAAAGCTGCTGGTGTAGTCTCTTCTTATTACCCAGCTGGTGCTGCAGAAGAAGATCGTGTATATTACTACAACTACGTTCCAGTTCAAAAAGGTGAAACAGCTGATACTAGTTATAAAGTATATTTAAAATTTACTTCTACTGAAAAACTTGTATTAAGTCCCTTCGTATGGAATGATGTACACGATAATGAAACTGGTATATTTGGTATTCAAAATATTCAAATTGTAATGAACATGTTACAACCCAGTTTAACAAACACTGCTGGACGTGTAATTAGATCCCAAACTACAAATGGAAGAACTCTAAATAGTATTTCTTATTTAGGTAATGGTTTCAGTGCTTCTCAAGTATCTTGCATATTTTTGACCCCTAGTTTTGCTATAGCATTGCCGAGCACCTCGGTGATACCGTACATGGAATTTCCTAGGTATACCCAAGCATTTACATCTACTGATCCTATTGCTTCTGGTGCAACTTTATCTGGTCAATCTTCTCAAACTATTACTTTACCTTGCATTCCAGATTTAATTATAATTTATGCCAAACCTACATCTTATCTTGCCACTGATGCTGATTGGTATTTACCTATTACCCAACTTTCAGTAAATTTTGATAACTTTTCTGGCCTATTATCATCTTTAACACCTTCTGAACTTTTCGCCATCAGTTCCAATAACTCATTACAAATGGATTTTAATCAATGGAATGGACAAGCATTAGATGGAAGAGCAAATAGCGGAACTGTTCAAAATCAATTTGTTGGCCTTACTGGTGGTTTTATTGTTCTTAAACCTTCTCGTGATATTACATTACAATCTGGTCAAGCACCTTCATTAGTTGGTAACTACACACTACAATTTAACTACTCTTTATACAATCCTTCTAATGCTCCAGTTTCTGACTGGAACTTAACTGTCATCACTGCCAATAGCGGATTTTTTGAAAGTACCAAGGGTAGCAGTAGGGTGGTGAAAGGTGTATTATCTGCTCAAGACATATTAAATGCAGATAGTGCTGGTGCTTTAACTCGTTCTCAATTAAATAGATTTGTTGGTGGTAAGATGTCTGGTCTTTCTAAAATGTTATCTAATGGAATTAGCAAAGCTAAACCAATCTTATCTGGTTTAATGAATTCTATAAGTAATTTAGCAAGTCCATTAATGCACCATTCTAAAGTAATGATGCCCGTATCTGGTGGTGCTAAACACATTTCTAGACGTTTAATGTAAATTTATTAAAAATTATTATATATAATTTTTAATTATTTCAATTCTCCAAATATTAAAGAAATCTCTTTATTGATTTTTTTTGTTCTGTATGTCTTATTGATAAATTTGGTTTTTGGTATGTTTCTTACTCTAAAGGATGTATTAGTCTCACGAATAAATGGTATGCCCTTTTTATCTATAAATTGTTGTGAGTGTTGTATTACGTTTTCTAAAGTATTTGGTTTTTTGAATATAACTGCGTGTAATGCATAATTATCAGAATTTAAATGTGGGTATCCTTTACCGTATAATTGCCCAAAATTATCTAATTTATGCCCTTGTAAATAATTTTTTAATACACCAAATAAATTTAATCCGCCATATGTATTTTCTAATGGTACTGTCGTTGGAACTACTTCTGATTTTAATAATTTTTTAGCTCCTAGGGCATATAATGGATCATCTTCTGCATATATTCTTTTAAGTTTATCATTTTGTTGATAAACAAAATCAAATGGTTGAGATGCTGGATTATAAGCAACACCAGACTTAAAGAATGGTAAATCACGCAAAAATAATGCTGTTTCAGCTCCAGCAAGAGAATGGCCCGTTATATAATAATCATATGGTGGTGATGGATACTTACTATATAAATCTAGAATGATTTTTTTATCTGCTTGATATCTTGGACTTTGTTGTAATAAATTTAATGCTATCATACTATTTGATATCCAATCACTTGCAACTTTTGTACCTCTAACTGCTACTAATATTGTTTTTTCATCTTCATTTATATATGCTTTAACTGTTGGAGTATCTAATATTAATGATAAATTATCAATTGTTGGTGATGGTGTATTAGTTAAATTATAAGATTCTTTTGCTGCTTGAAAAAAATCTTGTTCTGGAGGTGCTGGTCCACTACCAATTAATCCTTCATGTAATGAAACTGCTATCATTTGTTGATGTGCTTGTTTTTTAGTTAAAGGTTTTTTTGATAATACGTGTCCTTTATCACTTATGACTTTAAATCCTTTATCTACTTTAATAATTTTATAGGGCATATAATTGTTAAATATAATTAATTTAGTATTATTTTATAGTTTGATTTTTTTAATTAGGTTTTTATTTAATATTAATATTTATGATTTTATGATTTTATGATTTTAAAACCAAACTTTTCCCGGGAGAAATAGTTAATTTGCCAAAACCAAAAAGTTTGGTTTCAAAATCATAAAATCATAAAACTAATTATAATAAATAATAAACTATTTAAAATAACTTAAGAATATATTTATAAACATATATTATAGAATAAATGGCAGAAAATAATTTAGTTGAAAAGAAAATCTTTAATCGTAAAGAATATAATGATCAGTACTATCAAAAGAATAAATTAATTAAATCTATTTGTGAATTGTGTGGTGGGAAAACATCACCATTTAATAAATTTCAACATGAACAAACAGCAAAACACAAGAAAAAGCTCAATGAATCTAAAACACCTACACTTGAACAATTTACTAAAATGCTCATTGAAAAATCAACAGAACTTGGAATTAAAGTAGAACTAAATGATAAATCTTTAATTATTGGATAAAAAATATCTAGTTTAAACAAATTAAAATAAATTAAAAACTATTTAAACAAATATTTTATATATATATTATATATATAAAATGTTAAGTATTTCAGAATTCATAAAACAAAATCAATTACTTTCTTGTCCTATTACATACGATAATAAAAATTATGATCCAGTATTTGAATGGCAAAAGAAATCATTTGATGAATTGCAAAAGATTAGTACTGAAGATAAAAATGGTTATATGGTAAAGACCATGAACAATACTAAAAGATATATTATTTTAGATACTGATAATAAAAGAGCCGATGATTTTGTAAAACAATTGATAAAAGACAATAATTTAAATTCAGTTTCTACCCCTAGTTATAAACATTTAAATCAACAATTAACGTTTAATAATCATTATTGGTTTGAACTTCCACAAGATTTTATTTTTGAAACTCAAAAGAAAATTAAAGATCATTTCTATTATGGTAATCTTGATATTTTAAATCAAATTGCAATTAATAAAAAGAATAAAATTAATACCAATATTTCTATTATACCAAATAATGTATTAAGTAATATATTAGAAGATAATAAAGTAATTGATTTATTAAGTGTATTCACTAAAGATTTTGCTAATGATTATGAAGAATGGGGCAAGGTTGGCATGGCATTGAAAGCAATTAGTGATGATAATCTTGATTTATTTGATGCTTTTAGTCAAACTAAAAATAAATACAAGGGATATAAAGACGTTACTAAATGTTGGTATGGTTTCAGTAGTTGTGATAATGGCATAGGATTGCTAGTAAATATGGCCAAAGAAAATAATGAAGTAGAATATAAAAAATGGAATAAAAAACACGGCCAAAAAGAATTTAAAAAATCTACTATCTTTGATGATGAGTTTTGGAATAAAATCCAAGATATGAATCATAGTGATTTTGCCAAAATGTACAAAGAACTAATACCCAATAAATATATTGTATCTAAAAATAAAGATTGGTATGAATACAATAAGTATAATGTATTAATCAATCAAATGGGTATTCCTTCAAGTCTAACAAACAATATAACAGATACATTACAAGAATTGATACTAAAAAAGCGTAATGAATTAATCCCCACGAGCAAAGACTATGATGAAAAAATGAAATTAGTAAAAAAAGCGTATCAAAATTTAGGCAATGCTCCATATATAAAAGGGGTTATAGAATATTTAGAACACTTATATTTAAATATAGATTTAGATGATTTAATTGATAATAATACTGATTTATTAGCATTTAATGATAAAGTATTTGATATTAAATTAAAAAATTTCAGAAATATAGAACCAACTGATTATATTACTAAAACTACTAAAATAAATGCACCTACTGATGTTAATGAAGATAAAATAGAAGAAATAAAAACATTATTAGATGAAATTTTTGGTAAAAGATCATTAACTGATTATTGGTTAAAGACTACTGCTTTATCACTTTTTACTAATAAATTTGAATCGTTATATATATTAACTGGTACTGGTGGCAATGGTAAAGGTTTATTATCTAATATATTAAATAAGATATTAGGTGATTATATCTATACCGCATCAAATACATTTTTGACTGAAAAAATTAAAGGTGGTCAAGCTAATTCAACATTAGCAAAATGTAAGGGTATTAGATATTTATTAGTATCTGAACCAGATGATGGTAGTAATGAAGCCGAATTTAATGTAGAATTTATTAAGATGATCACTGGTGGTGATATGATTACAACAAGAGATTTATATAAATCTAACTTTAGTTTCAAACCACAATTTACGCCCTTTGTACAATGCAATAAAAAACCTAAATTAGGTAAGATGGATAATGGTATTAAAAGAAGATTAAAAATACATAATTATCCATTTGAATTTGTAGAATCACCAAAACCAAATTCAAATCAAAGACAAGCAAATACAAATAAAAAATCTTCAATGAATCAAGAATTTTATGATAATTTTATACTTTTATTATTAAAAACTGCAAAAGATCACATTAATGATAATAAAATAGAACAACCACAAGAAGTGATTAATGAAACAGCAGATTATTTTGATTCTAATAATCCAGTTAAATCTTTTATTGATTCTAGATTAGAAACATCAACAACTAATATAAAAATGTCTGAATTGTGGTCAGATTATCAATATGAAAAATTAGAATTAATTACTAAAACTAGATTCAAAGACGACTTAATACATAATGGATTGAAAGTAGAAACCAAAAATGGTAATGTATATGTATTTAATGTTAAATTAAAAGAAAAACCAAAAGAACCTACACCAAATCATTTTGTAGAATAGTTTATGATTTTATGATTTTAAAACCAAAGTTTTTAAAATTATAAATAACTCCTTTGTATATAGAAAAGTTTGGTTTTAAAATCATAAAATCATAAATATAATATATTAATATATAATATGAATAGATTACTATTAAAACCTAATAAAACAAAATTAATAAACCATATTAAATTAGATATAGTACCATCTCATTTACAAAATAAAAAATTTGATGCCATTTATACATTTCAAAATTTAAAACCTATTATTATACCCTTTGGTCAAAAAGGATATAGTGATTTCACTACCAATCATAGTGTGAAAAAAAGAGACGCTTATATTAAACGCCACCAAGTAAGGGAAAATTTTGAAAATCCCTTTACAAGTGGGTCTTTAAGTATGCATATACTTTGGCAAACTGATGATTTAAATTTGAATATTAAACTATTTAAACAAAAATTTGGTTTTATTTAAATTTTCTATATATATTATATAGATGTTAGGAAATTTTAGAAGTAGTCATAGAGATAGTTGTGAAATTAAAAAAATTAGAAGTCAAATATTAGATTTAGCTAATAGAAGAGGATTAGAAGTCAGAAAAGACTTAACAATTGGATCTACTAATGGATGTTGTTGTATGACTGGTGGAGTAGTTAGTGGTGGTAGTTGTTGTTGCATGAGAGGCGGTGTAGTTAGTGGTGGATATGTTAGTGGTGGATATGTTAGTGGTGGTAGAAAATATAATAGATAAATATAAATCAACATTTTTACTAAATTACATTTATTATACGTATTTTACATATTTTTTATTAAAAATATATAGAATATAAAAAAAATATATAGATAATATATATATATAAACAAAATGGGAAATACTACGTCAAACGCAGTTGAAGCATATAAAAAAAATCACACTGGTAGTAGCATGCATCTTAGAAGACATGTAGGTGGTGCTAAAGGCATGAAACATTTTGCCGATTTTATTAATATGGCACAACATGGCTATCAAAATACACAAGGTTTAACTAGTAGAATAAAACCACTTTTAGGTGAATATGGTGGGCAATATGGGCAACAAGCAAACGATTTCTTACATTCTATTGGTCTTGGCAAGAAAAGACGTGGTGGTTATACTATGAAGGGTAAATCACCATTATCATCTAGTGCTACTGGATCTAAAAATTTAGATCTTGCTGCTCTTCTTCGTACTGCTGAAGCAGCAGCACAAGTCGCAGATCAAGCACAAAAAGGTTATAGCACAGTAAGAGCATTATTACCAGAAAATGCTAGAAATTGGTTAGGTAGTTATGGTCTCGGCAAAAAAAGACATGGTGGTTATACTATGAAAGGTAAATCACCTTTATCATCTAGTGCTACTGGATCTAAAAATTTAGACCTTGCTGCTCTTCTTCGCACAGCTGAAGCAGCTGCACAAGTCGCAGATCAAGCACAAAAAGGTTATAGCACAGTAAGAGCATTATTACCAGAAGGTACAAGAAATTGGTTAGGTAGTTATGGTTTAGGCAAACATAAAGCACATGAAGCACATAAAGCACATAAAGCACATAAAGCACATGAAGCACATAAAGCACATAAAGTACATGAAGCACATAAAGCACATAAAGTACATGATGGACGTTCTAAACGTGCTGCAATAGTTCGCCAAGTAATGCACAGTCATGGTGTATCTCTTCCAGTAGCAAGTAGAATGGTAAAAGAACAAGGTTTATACATTGGTGGTAGAGTATCTTTTCCATATGTACATGCTGATGGCCATATGTATTAATTTAATTACATCTTTTGGATTATAAAAAAATATTAATATATTTTATCTTATATTAATATATATATGAATAATAATTATTTATCTACTATTCCACAATTTGCAGATAACTTAAGAACTAAAGGATATCAAAAACCAAATCCAGTACATTTTAATCATGAACCAACAGAATCTTCTAATCCAGCACAAAAACAATATAGAAATAAATGGAATGAAGAAGCAATACAAAATGTTCATAATCGTCTTGAAAGTATAGATAAAGCTAAAAAATTAATGATTACTGAACGAGAATATCCAAAACGCAGTAAAAATACAGCACAAATGCCATTTCAAACATCTCAAAATATGCCCAGTTTTAGTGAAACAAATAGATCTGGTGGAGCTAATGTAACATCATCATCAAGATTAACTGATCAAGATTATGAAACATATAGAAAAAAATTATTACAAAATAGATTATTAGATTATGAAAGATTAGCAGCTGGACCACAAGTGCCATCATTAGCATCATCTATACTTGCTCCATCAGCAACTACAAGACCAGCATTAATGAGACCAGTACAAGTAATTGCAGAATTAAGTGATATTGATAAATCCAATTTAGACTTATTAATCCAATCTATTGAACAAAAAGTAAGTAAAGGAATTACAGATGAAAATACTTATCTTGATATATTAAAATTAGGTCAATTTTTTACATTTAATATATATAAATATAATGAAATTACTGAATTAATTACTATATTGCGTAGATTAGAAGAATTAGAAGTAAATGTATCGACAGATATTGAAAATAAAGATGGTGATAGATTAAGTAATAGAAATACCAATGATATTAAATATGCTAAATTAATTGAAGTTACACTAAATAACTTAATTGATTATGTTAGAATTAATTCTGGTTTTATTGGTAGATCTACTAAAGAACGTCAAGTATTAGCAAGATCTACATTAAAACCATTAAATGTAGCTACTAAAGTTATACCAAATACAGTGCTTGCTGATGCTGCTAGATTAGCAGAAGAAGATGTACCAGAAGCAGCACAAGAACAACAACAACAATTACCACAAGTAGGTGGTGTTCCACAAGAAGAAGGTGGTCCAGCATTACCCCCATATGTTCCTAGATTTGGAGAACGTGTCCCATTACCAACAGATCAATCATTTCAACCCTCACAATATGATAAACCAACATTAAGAAGGATATTATATAAATTAGGTGTGCCATTTTATGCCGTTGATTCAGCTGATGTAATAACAAAACTAATTTATAAATATATGGATCCAACATATGTAGTACAATTATCAACACGACAAATAAATGATAGAGTAAGAAACCCGACTCTCTGGACACCAGAAACAGTCGGAAATGGTAGAAAAGGTAGAAAGGGGGGTAATTGGTTTACTGATCATTTTAAACCAGATTCAACTTTAAGAAGTAGTATAATACCAACAGCAACAAGTGCTGCCGCACTTGCTGGTATGCTATTAGCTCCAGAAGTTACATTACCATATGCTGGTGCTTTAGCAGCAATAGAAGCATTAGGTGGTATTAATTCATTTGCTGCACAATTAGGATATGGTAGAAGAGGCAAAAAAGGTGGTAATATTAATTATAGTGGCCCAAATTCTTATAATGTAAATTGGGCAACACAATTATCAAAACAATTACAAGAACAAAGAAATAAACAACCATTTACAAAACGTTAATAAAAATACTCTAGATTTAGATTTTTAAATTACATAATTTAAAAATCTATATATAATATATATATATACATGAACACAATTAGTGAATTTATGCAACAACTTGGTAATGACCTAGTATCTAAAAAAGGTATAACAGAATCATCTGCAATTTCTTACATTAAAAATCTATATGCATTAAATGCTAAACAACCATTTAATAACTTGTCATTTTTACGAAATACTCAAGCAGTAGATGAAATCTTAAATGGTTATAAAGATAATACAAAAAAAACATACTTATCTGCAATAGTTTCTATTTTATCCTTATACAAAGATAAACCAACTTATAAGAAAATCTATCAACATTACTATGATTTAATGATGAATAAAGCTCATGAAATGAATGAATCTAATATTAATGTTAAATCAACAGCCCAAAATGAAAATTGGATTAGTTGGGAACAAGTAATTCATATTAAAGAAGCAATTAAAGAAGCTATCATACCAATTATAGAAAATAAATTTATTACACCAGTACAATTTGAAGTTTTATTAGCTTATTTAATACTTTCTTTATATACTGATATTCCCCCTCGTAGAAATCAAGATTATATGGATATGTATTTTGTAACACAATATGATGATAATATGGATCAAAATAGAAATTATTTAGATTGGACAAATAAGAAATTAATATTCCTTAAGTATAAAACCGCCAAGAAATATGGAAAGCAAGTAATTGATATTAGTGATAATAAGAATTTAATTGAAGCATTAACATATTACTTGAAATTCCATCCTTTAAATCCTACTCATTCATTAAAGAAACTATTGAAAAATACTAACTTCAAATTATTAGTATATTCTGATGGATCACCATTAGTTGCCGTTAATGCTATTACAAGAATCTTAAATAAGATCTTTAATAAAAAGGTTGGATCATCTATGTTAAGACATATATATTTATCATCTAAATATAATATAAAAGATATGAAAGAAGATGCTAAAATGATGGGCCATTCATTAAATGAACAAAGACAATATATTAAAGAAGATGATATTAATACAGAAGATGAATTTGTAGATGAATATGGAAATAATATAAGTGATACTGAAAAAGAACCAGAAGTAAATGTAAATAAAATCAAAGAACCTAAAACACCAAAACCAAAAAAAGATAAGAAAAATAATAAAAATAATATAATCTAATTATATGATTAACTTCCAATATGCAAATGAACCAATTATTGATTATAATTTTAATGATAAACAAATAAAAGATTTTAATAAGAATATTAAAATCATATTAAATGATTTAAATAATACTAAAAAAGCATATTTATTTCAAAATAATAATAAAGATTTTCCAAAAAATCCAATCAATAAAGCCTTATTTAATTTAAAAGATTTGATAATGGAAACACCTACATTTGGTAATAATAATTGTGATTTAAAACCTCAACAATATTTATATAATGATGATGGATATACTGGATTTGTATTTTCAAAAGATGATAATATATTGAAAATGTGGGCATGTGGTGCTTTTGATAAACAAATGCATACAAATATACCAACTGGTGAACTATATTTATCTTTTTTATGTGGTCAAGGTGGAGCGGGTCTTATATTTGATTTAATAAAAGAAATTATTGAAAATGGTGGCAGAAATAAAATGGTAAATTTTAGTGATATACAATATTTAGATTTAACAGCATTACCATCATATAAAACTTTAAATTTTTATAATAAAAAAGATGGATTAGTACCAAGTGAAGAAATATTTGATAATAAAAATAATTCTGGATATAATAACTATATGATTAATTTAGCTAAAATAATATTATTTTTAATAAATTCACCAGAATATAAAAAAATAATTAAAAATTTAGATCAAAAAACTATAGATGATTTTTGGAGTAATTATGTTGAATCTCATTTAAAATTTATTGATTTTGTATTTTTTTATAATACTCCAAAAAGTATGAAAATTAAAAATGAATTTGGTACACATTTTAATCAATTGATACCAAGCGAAGATTTAAAAAATACTATAAATTCATTTGATAATGATAAAACTAATAAAAAAATGTTTAAAAAATTAATAGAAGAATTTAATAAAAATAAGAAAGAAATATTAGATACTAATAAAGAATTATTTAATAATAATATTAGATCTAAAGAAGATTATGAAACAATTAAAGAATTAATTAGTAATGTTACAGATAAGAATATATTTGAATTAGAAGAAACTATTAATTATATCAATGAAAACTATTAAAATTTAAATATTATTAAATAATATTAAGATTATACTTTTGTACAACTCTTTCTAATTCTTCTTTATTCTTTTTTTCATCAATTAGTATATCTAAATGATGATCAATAACATCTATTCTATCCATTAAAGCTTTTATTTTAAGAGCTTTACCTTGATTTGTTCTAACTAGTTCAGTTATAATTATATCTTTTTCTTCTATTTTAGAATTTAAATGTGTATTTGTTATCATTAATCCTACATTTTCACATTGCATTTTATGAATATGATATATATATTGCATATCTACCATATCACGCCAAAAAAAAGATTTACGACACATAGGACAACTATCTAAAGTTTTTATACATTTAAAACATAATTTACATGTACAACAACCAGAAGTAATCAA